ATATTTGCTAGGTCTTTATGACCTTGTTTTTCTAATTCATTGCATATAGTACAAGTATGATTTTTTATACCTTCTTGTATGTAATATGCAATAACCCATTTAGTTCTATCTCTAAAAGCGTGAGCTTGAGATTTAATTTCCATAGGTGCAGTATCACTTATAGATATTAATTTATTTGTTGCCATTTCTGCAACTTCCTCAATAGTATGTCCTCTGTTATCGGTTGTTTGTACACTTAGGTCGCCTATTGATATTTCAAATTTGTCTGTTTGCATTAATATTCCTTTGGTTCTACTGGTTCAGATAAGTTTAAATCTTTTCTACCTATTATTCCAATAGGCTTTTGTTTTTCTTCTATTTGTATATCTGATAACTTACAGACACTCATAGTCGGACCATTTTGATAAGCAACTTTAGGATTATTTAATCTATGATAACCATAAAGTTTTTCTTCAAATCCAACATCTGTATCTAGTAAAGTTGATCTAGGTGCTATTTCTATTTGCACACCAGCATCTATACATTTAGATAACCAAAATTCTACACATCCTCTACCTGCTTCTGCAAAATGCATATTGCTTCTATAGGTATAATCAACACCAAAAATACTTATTTTGTTTACTTTATTCCACAAAGCATAAGCTATTACATATGGAATAGTATTATTAAAGTAAGCACAGCTTAGATCGCGAATAACTGACTCTATAGGATATTCTATAGCACTAGGTACTCTTTTATCTAACTCACAGGTATAAATAGGAAATTTACACAAAGGCAGTTGTTTTCTCATCATGGCTGTCATATTTCCAGCATCTTCAGTATCTAGGAATCTACTCATTGGGTCTAATATAAAAGCTCTATCTATATTAGGTAAAATTCCTATCATTGCATTGATTGCCCAAACTTCGTCAAATTCAACGCTGTGTGCCTGTGAGAGATGAAAATCTATCTGACTTTGACCCATAGCTACAATTGCAATATTTTTGCCTTCTAGCTCGTTTATAGGATCATTAGACATCTATTTTTCTTTGACCATCCCTATAAGCATCTTTACGATTATATCCATCAGATAATAAAGTAAGTCTTTGTAATGCTTCTTGAAATCTTTTTTCATAATTAGCCATAATATCTGGCTCGCCCTTCATAAAAGTATACGCTTCTATTAAGCTAGCATAAAGCAATAATTCAGGAGCATTTGTTCCTAACCAACTTGTACCATCTGCTGAAGCAGATATAGATGTAGGAATATAGTAATAATGTAACTCAACATTTAAATTAGCATTAGGACTAGGACCAACTATAAAAGAATTATCATCAAACTGAGCATAATGTTTTGGAACTCCTGTTGAAGCTGCTGAAGGATAAGCTTCTCTTATAAAACTTACATCCGTACTAATTAAATAACTATAATTATTACTACTATCTAATACTGCTAAAGAAAAAGGATATAAATAATCATCAGGTGCAGTTAAATATTGATTACCATTTGTAAAAGAACCTGTTACATTTTTTCTAAAATTAGGTAGCTCAACTGATTTTACTATCCTATCTTCGGCTTGTTGAATAATAATTGCTAAATCAGCTACAAAAGTTGATTCTGTGTTTTCTGTGTAATCTTGTATAGCCGATTTTAATGTTGTATATGTCCAGCTCATAATATTTTTATTATTAAATTTAAATATGTCATGTGTTAATTTGACCTCCCATACCTGAATGGTTAGTGCAATAGTAATAGAGTGTAGGTGCACCAGATGCTATTTCTATTTGTGTATAAGCACCTGAAGAACCTGGAGTTCCATTTGTAGTTACTCCAGTTGTATATTCTGATCCTCCTGCATGCGTTCCATTTGCTGTAGTAGAAAATCTTAATGGGTGAGTGCCATTAGTACTATCGGATTGATCAAATCTATATATTTCACCTTCAGTTAAACTTAAAGTAGGACTAACAGAACCATTTAAATAAAATTTATTTCCTGTTCCATACGAGTTAGTTCCTGATGCCACAGTTACTGTATAACTAGTAAATGAAGAAGCTCCTGTTACAGTTAATGATCCCAAGCTTTTTGTTCCAACAACACCTGTAATACTAGTAGTAATAGAATCAGGTGAATTATCAACATTAGATGTAGTAATTGTTCCTATCGAACCTGTTAAAGCTTGGCTGCTTAGTGTATTTGATCCAAAGTATGAAGTTGAAGCTTCTCTACCAGTATCTACTCTGGCATCAAAAAGAGCTTGATTATCACTAGTATTTACTTCACCTAGTTTAAGTTGTGGTTGATCTACATCAAAACATTCACTACATACACGCAATCCATTTCTTCTACCATCATAAATTTCATACCTTAAAGTATTTAATTTATAAGTAAAACCACAACGATCACATAGACCTAGAGCTTTTTTCGCTCGTGCGTATGCCATTAGTAACCACTAATAGATAAATCAGGTACAAATCTTACTGATGCTTTTTCTCTGTCTGCTTCACTTACATCTCTCCATAGTTCGTCATACCTTTGTTTTATCATAGGTACTCTGTTAAGAGATTCAGGTGATTTACAGGCTAAGTTATAAGCTAATGCATAAGTAAGACAAGGTAGATATCGTGCAGGTACTTCAGCATTATTACTTGCTATATTGCCAACATCTTCTATTCTTTTTACATAATCATAAATTAACGAATAAGTTTGATTGTCGTCAGGTGTAGACCAAACAACAATTTTTACTGAATCATTATCTTTATCTACATAAAACTGTGTAGGTTTAGATTGTGTTAATTTGTTTGATTGATGATTATATTCTGTTCTTGATATGCGATTTAATCTTTGATCAAATTGTTTATCTACATCTCCAGCATCAGTTCTAACAAAAACATCTACAACATCTAAAGCACTAGAATCAATAGTATAACTACTTGTTCCAGCTATTAGAGTTGCACTTCCTTGTTCTACAGTCCAAAGGTTTAAACCTTTATTTTGCCATTCTAAAAATACTAAGTTTAAAGCTCTTTTAGCTCCACGATAACTATAGCCAGAACGCAACTCTAAACCACAAAGATCATAAGCTTCTTCCATAATGTCGCTTATGTCTAAGTTAAATGTAGTAGTTCCACTTGTAGCCATTATTTATCCTTTTTAATTCTAGTGATAGTAATACCAGATTTTGTCTTGCTAACTTTTTTCTTTGAAGCAGGAGCTTTTTGTATCTGATTTCTCATGTTTGCTCTTGATATTGTCATAATATTAACACTTCCATCTTCTACGAGCCTGTCTTATTCTTGAGTTAGGATCGTTTTTTGTTTTAGCTGAACTTCTTTTAAGCTGCCCTGCTGATCTTGCACAATAAGATTTTCTTCGTTTTGCAGCTTTACTACCTTTCTTTACTTTACCAGTAACTGCTGTTTTTAACTTAGACCCTGGATTTGCTTTACGATATGCAGCAACACCTTTTTTAGTCATACCAGCACCACTTTTAGTAGATCGGTAGTTAGCTCCTTTACCCTTAGTTGTTTTGGGTATAGGATTTTCTCTTTTTCTCATAAGTCAAAACTTTTTTTGTTAAGACCTTTTATCTTGGCGACCACCCATAGCACGACCTTTAGTGCTTGTTTTACCACCGCCAAACATTCTACTAACGTAGTCTCTATATTGTTCAACTTTGGCTTCTTTACCAACTTCAGTTTTCATACCGCCTGCTGCTTTATATTTTGTATTTTTTCCGCCACCAGCCATGTATTTAGTTTTTTTTGTTCCTTTCATAATTTTTCCAATTAGATAAATATAATACTCTGTTTTACCAGAGTATTATAAATATTGATGATACTACTTTTTCTTAGTAGTTGTTTTTTTTACTGTTGTTTTTTTTGTAGCTTTTTTCTTTGGTGCTTTACCACCAACATAAGCTTCATTAACATCAGGTGTAGAAGGATCGTCAGCAACAAGTTGCCCTTTATCATTCCTTGATCTTTCTCCGTTCATTTCAGCACATTTACGTTCTGCATCTTCTAGATCAGGATCAGGACCAAATACAGGTCTGTAGATACCATCTTCATCAAGATGTAAAACTTTATATTGTGCTGGAAATTCTCCAGTTTCAGATATTACATAATTTTTACTTTTAGCCATAATAAATTCCTATTAATCAGAGTACACTTTTACCATCTCTAAAACGATAGAATAAGTGTCTCCTGAACTGTGACCTTTTGTGGTAAATAAAATGTCTCCATTTTTACCGCTACCTGCATTATTAGGAAGTCCACCAAAGTCTTGAAAGTCCATATGTCCATTACTACTTTCTGCTAATTCCATTAAAAGAACATTAGATGTAGCATTTAAAAACATTTGAACGGACATACCAACAATGGCATGGCTTACTCGCATAACTCTAACTTCTGAACAGGATATACCTGCTGCATTAGATGCTAAAGCAGAAACATCTACTTTAGTTACTGCGGATTCGCCAGTACCATCGCTGACATTGGTAAACTTAATAATACAGTTTCTTTCACCATCTATGATGGTTTGTGAAGTTACTGCATCAGCCATAATTTACTCCTTATGATGCTGCATCAAAGCCAGTAATTTCAATTAAGAAACGACCTGCTGTGTAAGCTGCGTGACCTGTGCCTTGACCGACTAAATATAGATATTGATCTGCGGCAATATCTCCACCAGCAACCATAGTTCCTGCTGAAGCTGCACCTGCATTAATAACTTGTGTTTCAGTTAAATCACCAATAGCTGTGTCATTAACACCTGTGCCTTCAGTAGCAGAATATAAATCTATATCTGTGCCACCGCCAGCAGGAGTTTCTACACAAGTCATTGTGACTCCAAAAACAGTTCCTTGATTTGAAGCAGTTACTTGTCCTATGTAAGCAACACCATCACCATCTTTACCAATAATGTCACCTGCTGTGCCACCATCTCTTAAACCTGTTAAGTCAATCATAATAGTTGTCTTAACAATGTTTACATTTGTGTCAGTATCACTTTTAAAACGCTCTACTTGAGTAACATAAACTTCTGCTGTGCCTTCAATACCAGCACTACCAACAGCTTCTGTAGCCATTTTATTACCACTAGTTATTGTTATAGCACCAGTAGTAGAATTTTTTGAAATAGTTTCAAAACCATTTTCAGACCTTACTGGTCCATTAAAAGTTGTATTCGCCATATTTCCTCCTAAAGGAAAAAGTCTATCATCTTGGCTTGTCTGCTAGGTCAGTTGATAGACAATAATTAAACCCTAGATAAAAAAAAGGGAGACTCGATTTGAGCCTCCCTCTTAAAGTTCTTACGAACTACCTGGTGATCCAAAGATACCTAGTGGATCAGATACTCCAAAGGAATATCTTTCTCTAGCTTTGTATCTAACATTACCAGTTTCAAAGTCACCATCCATAGATGTAGTCATAGGACTTCTGACGAAATGCTTCATGCCATCAGGAACATCAGTAGTGATAAAGAAAGCATTAGTATCAGTTAAATAATGATTAACTGAATAACCTTCTGGAATCACTCCATTAGTTTTGATTGCATTGATGTCATTGTCAGCAGTACCGACTCTGTAGTCACTTTGCAATAGTCTAGTAGCAACAAACTGAAGATCAGATGGTACTATTAGTTTTCTTGGTCTAGCTGCAATTTTTAGACCTCTTTCATCAGTATATTTACCAATTTGAATGATAGCATCTTCTAAAGATGTTTCATTTAAGTCAGCACCTGAAGAAGGTCTGTTGCTGTTAGTTCCACCACTTACAAGTGGGTGAGCTGTGCTAAATAAAGCAACACCATCACCTGAAGAGAAAGTTGTAGAGAATCCATTATTTAATGGAAACGCTGCTTTCACTTGTTTTGTGTAAGCCATTGCACGAGCCAAAGCTTTAGTATATCTACCAGAGAGAGAAACATAGAGGTTATCTTCCATTGCTTCTTCTGTGATCGAATAGCCCATAGCTATTGTTTCGTGTGTGTAACGAGCCACGAAAGATTCTTGAGCAACATCATAACTGATAGTTGATCCTTCATTTTTCACGGGAGCAGCTCCGAAACCTGACAACTTGAGTTCTTCTTCAAATGATCTTTCAGAATTCTCAGTTGCATAAATTTCTTCGTGCTCGTTCTCGTAGTTGTTGTACTCTTCCCCAAACAAGGCATTAAGTCCTGGTAGGAGTTGATGTAGCTCATTCGCTCTTGATATAGCTGCCATAATATTACTCCTTAACCAATACCAGTTGTGTTGAGCAATTGATGCCCTACGTTAAACATAACAAGTACATCAGTATAAGTATCCCCTACGGCACTATCAGGTCCATCGACAAAGTCGATAAGCTTTAGTGGTAATGTAGCGGTAGTGGCTGCTGTACTTCCATCTACTGCATTTTTGCTGTTACCGATAGATGTACTACCTGCTGTTTGCACGACTGCGAAATTTTTCCCTAAGTCGTCTTGACCTAAAGTTTCATCGCCTTGCATTTGCATAATAATAAATGGATCAGTTGCAACATACGCAACAATATCATCCGCAGCAGTTGATGCTGGGTAATATTGATTTGGTGTGAATTGACCTGTAGTTGGGTCGGTGTAAGCACAACCAAGAAAAACACCAATAGGTGTACAAGCCGTAGTACCAGTATCTTTTTGGATAGTGGTATTAGGGTTATCATCCGCTAACTTTACAAAATCGCCATAGAATATAGAAGTTCCATATGCATTTTTAATTTTGTAATGAGTAACTTTTCCTTGATAAGGGCTTCCAACAACTGTACCTATGGGTCTTGCTCCAAATGGAGCTGCTGTTGTAGACATATTGTCTCCTTAAATTAAATTAATTATTAAAGACTCCTAAGAATCTTTACCAAAAGTTGTTTTAGAATTACGCTCAAACACTTGTTTGGTCGCCATTCTTCCATCCTGATCTTTAAAGTACACATTATCAACAGATTCAAGTTGTGACTGAGCTAAATTAGCAAAGTGTTCATCTCTAGCTTTCGCTTTTTCTGCTGGCATCTTGCACAATAATTGTCCACCTATTTCTACATTACCTTTTTTCGCCCACTCCGAGCCATGATCCATCATATGAATTTGAAGTTCAGGATGATCTTGCAATTCACATGGTATCCATCCCTCACGAAAACGTCTAGATACATTAGGATTATCAGATTGACCTAAAAGGGCAGTTCTGATGTACCTAAATACCCAGCCTTCTTGTGGGTTAGGTGTAGGTAGGTTTGACACATTTTCCCAATCTTGTGTGTGTTGGGTAGCCTCTCGGCTTTCTGTTCCCCTAGGGGTACGCTCTTGGTCTACAGGAGTATCAGTAGAAACTGCCTCCACTTCATTAGTGTTATTATTTTCTTCTGACATTTAAGCCTCCTTCAATAATTGATTTGCGTATTGCTCAGGACTAATTCCAAGTTGGCGAGCTAGCTTAACTTGTGTCTGAGTAAGACGTATTTGCGTGGGTTTTTTGTTTCCGCTATCCCTCGTTGCGGATGCAACAACTGTTGAAGGTTGTCGTTTAGGTGAATCTTCTTGAGATATTTCTACCTCATTTGTTGATGATACACCGAAAAAGCTTGGATATTTAATCCTCATTCTTTGATCTACTTGATTATAGTATTCTTCTGATTTACTAGCTGGGTCAATACCTTCAAGTTGTAATTCTTTATCTAAATGCATTGCATAAGAAGTCATCGATTGATGAATAGGTTCACTTCCCATAAACCAAGGATTTTTTTGTGACCATACTTGCATTTCAGGATCAGGTTGTGCAGGTATATATTCTTCTTGTGGTAAATTTTGTGCTATTTGTTGTTGAAGACTAGCAGCCATATTTGTTGACTGTTGTTCTGCTAATGTTGCTCTAGATAATAACTCTTGAGCTTTAGTCATTTCATCAGCATTACCTTCTTCGTAAGCTTTTTTAAATGCATCTTGTGCATTTTGTTTTGCCCATAAAGCATTATTATGTGCTTGTTTATTTAAAACTTCTCCGCCTTGATCAACCATAGCTTGTAGCTTTTGATTTTCAGACATTAATATTTGTAAACGCTTTACAGCTTCTTGAGATTCTCTAGTAGCTGCTTCTTTTGCTCTACGTTCTTCGTGAAACTCGTATTTAATTTTAGCAATTCTGTCACCAGCTCTTTTACTGTAATCAGTTATTTCTTTATCTACAGTTTCATCATCTATATCTGGTGAAGTATCTTCTGCTTTTGCAGGTCGTTGATCTTCTATAGGGGTATCATCTATAACTTCAACTTCTAATCCTTCAGGAATTGTATTATCTATTTCTGTTTGTCTTCCAAAAAACTTTTCTTCTTCTGACTGTGAAACAGTTTCACTTATATTTGGTTCTTCATTTATAATTTCGGTTTCACTCATGCTCTAACTACTCCTGTTGGATCATCGACTACTGCTTCTACAGTATCGTCATTAATTAAACGAAACTCTTGTCCATACATTTTCATGCGAGTGCCTGAGTAACCACGAAATACCACCCAATCTCCAACTTTACACCAAGGTCCGCTAGGAAACCTTTTTGTGTCGTTGTAGCATTCTGGTCCTAACTTCATAACGTATCCGCAAATATTACTTACTTCTTCGTCTTTTATAGTCTGGGAGGCTTTTACAATACCACCATCAGTTTTTTCTTCTGCTCTAGGCATTGCTACTAATATTCTCCAACCCGCAGGTTCTGGTAGTTGTGATTTAGTTTCGTTGCTTATATCAGGTGCTTTTACGCTTTCTGGTTCAGGTATTTTTACTTCTGCTTTACTCATATTTTTTGCACGACTTTAAGGAGTCGAGTTCCTATTCTGTAAGAACCCTTTCAACATAATCTAGGAGTTCTCGTTCTGCAAGGGCTAAACCCTCGATAATGCCAGTCATTTTCTGATACTCGTTATAATCTTTACAAGCTCCAGAAGCTATATGATCAGCATGTTCGTTCATCATACCACGCAGCTTTATCTTCAGATGTTCTGAGAGTGATAGCTGAGTGATATCATTATTCATTCTTATTGATATCTTTTCCTATATTCAAGCCAATGTCAATACCCTTTTCGTATTGTTCTCTTTCGGCTTTGTCTTCAAGCTGTTTATTTGCAAGCAGATCGCTAGCAGTTGCTTGACCAATTCTTGCACCTGCAATTTCAGCCTGTGTAGATATTCTTTCACGTTCTATCTCATCTCTATTGGCTGCTTTAGCTGCATCTAATTGTAATCTGGCTTGATCATCAGCAGCTTTACGTTGCAACTCACCTTCTTTAATAGCTACTTCTCTTTCTTTCATTAGAATAAGTGGGTCTTTTTGCTGTTGCTCAATTCTTTCTTGTTCAGCTCTCTGTTGTGATGTACCAGTAACTCTTTGTGCTGCTTCAGCCACAAGAGTTGATATACGTTTTTCAACATCTGCTGGTAGAGGTTCACCTTCTGGTGGTAACTCAATACCCATTTCCTGTTCAATTTGTTTTCTAAATTGCATGGTTAAATGTTGATTTATATAATCAGAAGCTGCTGCAAGTATTACAGGGGCTTTAGGACTCTGTTGAACAATCTGCATCATTTCAGGATTTTGTTGAGTAGAAATTAATGTAGCAATATGTGCTTCATGATCCTGATCTATAAACGCTTTAACAGGTTTACCATTAATTAAATTTTGTACTGCTGTTACAGGATCAACTGGTTTGATATCGTCTGTATCAGGGATAATAGCATCAACATCTTCTATGCCTAATACTTCAAGCATTTGCCTATGTAGTTCTGGCAAGTTATACATCTCAGGAGATGATTGTGCCAATTGCATAGCAGCTTGATACTGCATAATTCTTTGCGCCATTGTTGCTGCATTCGGATCAGATACAGGTAGTATGTCTACTCTATTATCAAAGTCTGATCCTTTAATAAATTCTTCTTCATCCATTTCATATGGATAAGCAGGTTCAGTAAAGTCTTTAACTATACCTACTAAGATATCAAATTCTTTTCTCATAGAAGCATGGAGTCTAGCTTGTACTGCACTCATAACTTTTTGATTTCTTTCAAGTAATGCAAGTGTAGTACCTACTGGAGCTTGATTATTCATGTCAGATATTTTCATATCAGATATACTGGCAAACCTTCTTCCTTCTTCTACTATGTTTTGTAACAGTTGATATAAAGTTCCTGATGGTTCTTTGTATGGCAAGAAAGTTATGTTGTCTCTGATAGCACCACCTGGTACATCAACATCTCTAAACTCTCCAGGCATAATGGGGGTATCATCGCCTTTTATACGCAAGCCTCTTGCTTTTAAACCACCAGGAAGATTAGATAATGTTCCTGCATCAACGAGTTGTCTAAGTATAGATGTAGCTGATTTAGCTAAACCACCTACCATATGTATTAAACCAAACCCATAAAATCCTAATCCTGGTAGGTATTGATAATGAACAAAGTGCATTCTTCTAAGTTTCTTTTCATCATCTTCGTAATAGTTTCTACGAATGCTAAGTATAATTCCACTTGGATAATCAATAGTTACAACATAAGGTATAGCTATACCTGTTTCTTCTCCATCACTACTCATATCTTCAAACCCTTCTAGGTCTAAATCAACTTGCATTTCTAATATAGTATGGCTTTGATCGTAGTTATAAGTGTCCTGTTCGCCTGTTATATCGTTATATTTCTTTGTTATATCAGAAGTGTTCTGTGATCCAGCAGGTAGCTCTATGTCTCTATAAAAGCCATTAACTTGCATTTTTCTAATTGTATTA